ATCCACCGCCGATCGCCGAGCCACTCGCGCCGGCTCTTAAACTCGGGGCTCGCCTGCCCGATGGTCTCGGCGATGTTCGCGTTCCTCTGCCCGGCAAGCGCGCTCAGCCGCGCCGCGCATTCGTTGTACAGCTGCTCGAGGTTCCCAATCGGCTTCTCGGCAATCGTGCGGTACTTGATCGCCGCCTTGAGCGCCACCAGCTCCGAGTAGTTGTTCGCGTCGTCGAAGGTCGTCGTGTCGTCGACGAGCAGCGAGCAGATCGGGATATACCGAATGGTGCACGTCACCGCGCTTGCCGGCGTCGGAAACAGCTCAAAGGTGCGCATGCCGGCCGCCTGCGTCCCGCGGAGCCGATAGGCTTTCGGCGACCAGCGCGCCCAGCCGGTCGAGATATTCGCGAACCACGTCCGGTCGCGAACGGGTGTCTGCTCGAGCTCCTCGACCTGGTTCGTCCCCCAGTCGAGACGAGCGGAGAGCAGTTGATAGAAGTCAGCCGGCAGCGTGTAGGTCGCCGTGTTGGCGACGATTGCCAGCGTCGATTCCGTCTCGAACCACTCATGGCCGCGCGCGGAAATCATCGCGTCGTACCACTCAGCGATGCATCCGTTTACGATCGTGTCCATGGACACGGCATTCGCGCTGCTGTTTGAGTCGGCGATAAACGAGTTTGCGCCGCCGGGTCGACCGTCGGCGTAAAGGCGCGCCAAATTCCGCAACTGTGCTCGATTGACTGCGCCCATACGCTACGGTTTCCCTTTACTCGCCGGACTCCTCGTTGACACAAGCCGTGACGTAGCGGTGCAGGGCGTCAAGAAAGCCTTCCTTGTCGTCGGCCCCCTTTGCGTCCCAAAGGTCATCACCCGCCATGGTCTTGATTTCGCTCGAGTCCGGAGCCTCTGACTCGTCGGAGCCTTCCGATTCAGCGGCGCCCGGCTTCGCCTTGAGCGGGCCGAGCGCCATCAGGAGCGCCGCTTTGTTCTTCGGCGCTGCCATCAGACGCTCGCGATGTCAGCGAAGATGATGGCGCCGCTAATGTAGTTGTCCGTGGCCGCCGCTGCAGGGTTCTGAACCGCGCCCGCGTTGTCCACAACCAAGATGTCGAGCGTCACCGCCGTTGACGTGCCGACGTTCGCGAGCACGGAAGACTGAGCCCACCGCGCCACGCCTGCGCCCGTCACGTTCAGCGCCACCAGTGTCCTAACGTGCGTCTTGTACGCATCCGACAAGACAAGACGGTAAAGCCCCTGGGACACGCGCGAAACGCTAGCTACGGACAGGTTCAGCGGCGTTCCGGAAACGCCCGCGCCCGCGAGGGTCGGAGCGTTGCCGGCATCAACGAAGAACTTGAAGGAGATTTCCTTGCAACTAGGGACGTTAGTCCCCTTGGGGTATAGGGCTCTGTCTGCCATCTCAGGTTTCCGCCTTGAGCACGCGAACGGTGAAATAGCCAGCTGGGACCACGACTCCGGTACCGCTCTTGGTGATTTGCAGCCAAAGCCCGCCATTGGCCGGAACCGTCACGTTGGCCAGCGTGCGGCCAGTGAAGCTCTTGGGCTGGTTCTGCGTGAACGTGCCCGCGTCGGTGATGGTCGTCGCCATAGACAAGGCGATTGCAGTCGCGCCGCCGATGCCATCGTTCGTCTTGATGATGAGCGTGGCAAAGTTGGTGTTATCTGCCGTGATGCCGGCGCCGGTGCCGACGAACGAGCCGGCCTCGACGTAGACGGGAAAGCCGAACGGGTTCGTCCAGAACAGCGTGTCCGCCGTAGCTGTGGCAGCCGCGCCGTCCGCCGCCTTGACGAATGGAGCAGTTGCCACGCTGAGCGCCTGGTCGATGGTCGCAACGCCAGCAAGCGCCGGGTTTTGGCCGGCAACGGGAGCCTGGGCGAACTCCGCCAGGCCCTTTTTCACAAGTCCGAGTGCTGTAGGTACAGGCATGGGATTCTCCTCAGAACGCAGCGACCACGGCGTTGACCGGGTTCGCGTTTTCAAAATTCATGTAGCAGCCCATCCGGAACTGGTAATCGTCGCCGGTCGGGTTGCGGAGGAAGGACTTGATGCCGTCGAAGTCGAACAGCATCGGGCAGTCGCCAGCAGAGCGACACGTCCAGTCCTGGGCGGGGTTGATGATCCAGGCAGTACCCTGCGGCACGTCCGGCTCAGGGAACACGGTCAGCGTGCCGACGGAGCCGAGCAGGGTGATGCCGGTGTAACCCACGTTGGGCTTGTCCGTCGCAACGTCGATCGTCTTGTAGCTCGACTGCTCCTTGAAGGCGTCGCGCACGTCGAGCGGGTTCATGAACACCGTCTTGACCATGACGTTGTTCATCGCCGCCTCAGCCGCCGCGTCGACCAGCGTCTGCTGCTTCGGCTGCCCGCCGCCGCTCACGCGCCAGCCGGACAGGAAGTTCAGATCACCCGCCGTGCTGCGGTTGATGCCGAGGAACGAGTCGCCGCCGCCCGGGTCTGCAGCCGGCGCCCAACCGGCGATGCCGTTCGGGTAGGCCGCATAGTCACCCATGCGGAAAATCGTGTCAGCAGCCGCCGCGCCACCGATTAGCGTGTTGAGAGCGGCACTAAAGGTGAGTGTTGCCGCGCCTGCCAGCGTCTTGCGAGTGATGCTGGTGATTGCCGCGCTGCCGATGTTCGGGCTGGTCACGGTCGTGAAACCGTCGTTCGGTGCGGTCTGGATCACCATGCCCTTGAAGAACCCGACGCCATCGGCGCGGTTCGTCAAGGTAACGGTTGCGGTAGCCGCGCCCGTCGCGTTGATCGTGCCGCGACCGCCGCCGCCGGAGCCCCACACTGCGCGCCCGAAGGTGCGAGCGAAGGCATCCCGAGCCCGGTCCATCGCGAATTTGACGATGTCGAGGATAGCGCCCTTGGAGTTGTCTCCGCCGCCATTCTTCGCGACCGCCATTGCTTCGCCGTCGATGCTGCCGACCTCGTAAAGCTTCTTACGGCCGAGCGAAAAACGGACCTGCTGCGTTGCGGCCTGGTTCGCGATCGCCGTCTGGATGTTGGCGGAACCGCCAGCGCCCGGGGCGATGCTCACGACGACGTACTTGGTGCCGTCGGACGCGAATTTCGTGTCTTTCTTCATCATGCCGAACGCCTTCGACTGCTGATAAAGCGGGGTCGAAATGTCGTCCGGGTACAGGACCTTGAACAGGTTTGAACCTGCGATTGCTTCTGCTGCCACGTTGAACCTCCAGAGCCAGCCGCCTTGGAGGGTCACGACCGTCAGTCGTAAAAGCCCATCGCTTGGAGCTGGCGAATCTGCGCCGCTTTCAGCTCGTCGGACGTCTGGGCGCGGGATGCGCCGGCAGGTGCCGAGGAGAGCGAGGCAGGAATCGTCACTGGCGCACTTGGCGCCGTCCCGGGTTTTGGAGGTTCAATTCCGCTGGTGGCCCGTCCAGCATCCAGCACGGGGCTGGTAGTCACTTTTTCGCGGTTCGTTTGACCGTCCGCACGCGGCGACAACTCGTAGCGAGCCGCTAGGCTCTGCTCGATAATACCGCAAGCCGTGCGCGTGTCAATAGGGCGGCCGGTCCGTTGCATCTCCTCGAGCATGACGGCCGCGATGCCTTCGCGCGCCTGCTCGGGGTAGGCGGTAGCAAAAGACTGCAGGTGCGGGTGGGCGTCGCTCGACTTGGCAAACTCGTAGTTCTGGGTTTTGAGCTGCTCGATCCGCTGATTGTCTTCGCGCTCCTGGATGCTCGCCGCGAACCGCTCGAGCTGCGCCAGCTTGGCCTGTACCTCGGGGTCCTTCTGCGCCTGCTTCTGCTCGGCCGGGGTGAATGTCCCACCTGACGCGAGCTTGAGCGACACGTCCCGCCAAAAGCCAGCCGGGTCGCCTGCGCCGGTTAGGCGCTGGATGGCGGTCAGGAATTTCTGCGGGTCTCCGCTCTGCAGGTCGGTGACGGCCGCCTGCTGGAACGCGCTCAGCTGCCCCGTGCGATGCTTTTCGGCAAGAGTCTGCTGCTTGGCGCGCTCGAAGTCCTTCTCACGCTTCTCAGCCGTGCCGTGCGCCCGGTGTGCCGCCCGGGTCAGCTCGGCGGCTTTTGCTCGAGCCACCTTGATGGCTTCGCGCGCTGCCTTGATGCCTTCCGGCGTGCTGAGCTTTTCGTCGGCGTACAGCTCTTCCGCGAGCGGGTCTACTTCGGGGGCCGCTGCAGCAGCTGCTGGCGCGGAACCTGGCTCGACTGCAGGCGTCTCGGCCACCGTTGCCGGCTGGTCCGTCGGCATGTTCATCAGGGCTGAAAATTGGGCCATGTCGATGGCTGGCGCGGTCGGGGCTGCCGCCGCTGCGGGTTGCGCCTCTCCGCTCATTGGAGCATGCCCCCCGGTGCGGCTGGTGGCGGTCCGGCCATCGGGGGCGGTCCACCTCCGCCGCCCATCGCCTGCGCCATGCCGGGAGCTTGCGCGAGCGCCGGGTTGCCCGCAGCGATCGCGTTCGGATCAGCCGGGACGATGCCTAGCAGCTTGTCGACGTCGGCCAAGAAATCCGTGAGCCGGTCGATCTTGTCCTGGCCCTCCTCATTCATCTCGACAAAGTTCAGCATCTTCAGGCACTCCTCTTTCATCGTCGCGAGGTCGTTGTACGCCTGCGGCATCATGCTCTCGTCGTAAGCCGGCCCCTTCGCCACGTCCTTGACGCGCTTGCATGCGTTCTTGCGCATGACTTCCTTCGAGTCAGCGAGCGCTTGGAGGTCGGGCGACTTCACCGCATCGAAGAGCGCCTTCGGCGGGAGCAGCCCGCGGTCAACGAAGTTGGCAATGTGCTCGGCCTGCTGCGCCGGGTCTTGACTGAAAAGGTTCGTGCCGCGCGCCTTGATTCGGTATTTCTCCGATCCCGGGTCAATGTCCGTCATGCGCGCGCGGACTAGCTGCTCGTCCTTTTCGTAGACCACCTCAAAATTAGGGTCGCTCTCGCTCAGCTCCTTGAAGCACCAAACGATGAGCTTGTCGCAATCGAGCTTAAAGCGCTTCCAGGCGCGGAACTCCGCCGTGTGTCGGATGCTCTCTGTGTTTGCCAGGTAAGCCAAGCCCGGCTCGTGATTGATGCCGCCCGGCTTCTTGGCGGTCATGGACATTTCGCTCATGCCGCGCTGATCACGCATCTGCTGCGCCAGTCGTTCGCGCCGTCCGAGCAAGTCACCCGGGACAGATTGCGGATTCCAGACTTGCGGCCCCGACATGCCCTCGACCTGCAGAATCTTAAAATCGGCGTTGCTCAGCTGCGCGGGGTTGAGCCGCGTGCCCTTGGGCAGAATCAGCGAAGGCTGCGCAAACCGGTCGAGAATCTTGTACTCGCGCTGGTCCCATTGGTTCATCTCCGTTTGCGATGTCGCCAGAATCTCCGGCTCGCCGCGGCCCCACCATGAGCCAGGAACGCGGTTCGGTTTGAACCACGAGACCGGGAAAATCTGATAGGGCCAAGGGCGCGAGATGATCGGGACGGTCGGCCCCTTCTGGCCGCCATCAAGCGACACCATGTGCAGCCCGTCGTGGTTCGCTTTCGCGCGGTTGCCGTCCTTGCTCTTGCCGAACGCGCGCGGGTCGTCCATGTCGACGCGGGTCGACGGCAAGTGCCAGGCTTTGTAGATGACCACGAGGTCAGCGATGGTGCCTACTTGGCTGTCCATCGTATCGAACATGCGCGAGTCCTCGAAGCTCGCGCTCGGTGCCGAGTCCACCGCGTCGCGCACGATTTTTGGTTCGTTGGCCACGAACGACGCGAGCACATCCCGCGGAATGACGTAGCGCCCAAACAGTTGCTGCGGCGCACCCTGCCGCGCTTCTTGGCGGCTCACGAAATAGTTGAAGTCCCAAACCGGCGTGACAACGATTCGACTATTCGCCGTGTCCGGCCAGAACTCGACGCCGCCGTTGCCGAAAATATAGCCGTTCCAGCAGGCCTGCTCTTCCATTTCGTCTTCGAGGCCGAGCGCGTACCGCTGGCCATCGCAGGCGTCTTGCATCGCCTCGACCTTTTCGCGCAGCTCCGAGTCGCCGCCCTCGGTCACGAACAGCGGCCGCACTTCGTTGCGGAGCGTGGCGTTTGCCTTGCTGTCGACGATAGCCTGAACGCCGTTGTAACCGGCCGTCTCGCCACTGTTCAGGCCGAGCACACCGAGCGGACTCGCACCGGTCAGCGTGTGGTTCATCGAGCCGGACCAGAGCGTCAAAGCGTCCTCGGCTGCTCGCCGCCGGGATTCGCCCTGGTCGCGGTAGAGCGCGCGGGCCGCGTTCGTCATGGCCTGCGCTTGCTGCGCTTCTTCGGCTTCCTGGTACCACAGTTTATTTGTGCTCATGCTCTTACCCCTGACCTAATCAATGCGTGCTTCCGGCACCATGCGCCGCTAGCCGCGCCACCGAAAAGTCCGCCGGCTTTCTCGCCGCAGCCCGACTCGCGGCAGAGCGACGGGTCTTTAATCTCTGGCGCTAGAGTCGCCCGCTCGCGCGCGTCATCGTCGGAACGCGCGTCATCCGTCGCCTGGGAAGGGGGCGAACTGGGGAAGTCAGACAACTCCAGCGCCAGAGATTTGATTCCGAGCGCGCGCATGTCGATGCACAGCTGCTCGAGTAGGTTGCTCATGCGAATGCTCCCCGCAACCGGTCGGCCGCGGCCTTCATCGGGTTGCTCTTGCTCGAGTTGATGAGATCGCAAAGCCGCCGCTCTTCGTCGTCGAGCATGTCCGGCTCCGCGGCAAACTCTGGATGCGGTAGATGCTTCAGCGCCAAGCACAAGGCCGGCGCGTAGTCTCCGTGTCGCCCGTCGCCCGTGTTCGGCAAAACGATCTGGTAGGAGCGCGACGTGAGCTTGCGCTGGATGCCGAGAATATCCGCCCGCAGGGCAGCATTTGGGGGAAGGCTGATCGTGTGTTCGCTCACGTGCTTCTCGAGCGCTTTGGCGTGCGCCTTCCATTCGGCTTCCGTGAAAGGGTCGGCCGCGAGGCTGATACCCGCGTTGCCAGCGAGTTCGTGCTTGTCGTCGAAGCTCGCTTGGTCGGTCCAGAGTGTCTCGACGCCGTACTCTTCGAGCGTCGGCTTCATTTGCTCGAACACGCGGCTTGAGCGGAGCGGCGCCGACTTGCTGCCCATCCACTGCCTCACGTGAACTACCTCTGGCGATCCGTCGGCACGGGGCCGCATAACCACAAGCGTCCAAGCGTTGCGGCGGTTCGCCGGGTCGATGGCCGCGGTGCATGGCTGGTCGTTCGGCGCGAGCTGTTCGCCGCCGGCTGGTCGCGTGCACTGCTCGACATCGATGCTCGACAAGAGCGAGTCTTCCGGATCGGCGAACAAGGCCAGCACGTCGGTTCGGTAAGCACGCGGATCCTCTTTCTTCAGCTTGGCGCAAAACTCCGGCGTAAAGTGCCCTGGGTTCATGTCCGGCCCCTTGGCGATCATGAACAGCACGTCATCACCAGGCCGACCGAAGCGGTCTAGATAGAGGTCGTAGATTGGGCCGCGCGGTGCCCACGGACTGCCCAGCAAATCAATCTGAGCGCCTGGTAACAAGCGGCCACGAACAGCACTGAGCGCATCGGGTAGGTTGACCACGCCGTCTTCTTGCCCTTGCATGCGCGGCGCTTCGTCAAATGCGACTCCGATCGACCAGCGCGAGACGAGCGAGCCGCCCGCCTTCTTGCCGGCAACGACCTTAACCTCAACCACGCGGTCATGCTGCTCGTTGTAGATGTACAGCGAATCAGCTCGAGCGCGTCGGACAAACGGGGCCATGAGCGGCGAACCCATGACGGTCCCGCTGAAATGCTCAAACGTGGCCTGCGCCTTGTCGACGTCGAGCGAGACAATCGAGTAGCGCGCAATCTCGCCCTCGCGGATGCTGCTCAGGTCGCAAGTCTGCGTCGAGCGGAACGCCTTACATGCGACCTTGAGCGACTTGGCCGAGCGGATTGCGGCGAGCAGGCACACGAGCGAAGGCGGCTGGGAGGGTAGCAACCCGAGAGCCTGCGCGCCGCCCAATGCCTCGACGACTGCCGGCTCGTCGGCGTACTCAGCAAGCGGTTCGCCAGTCTCGACGCGCGCGATCGCGCGCTGCAGCTTCGTGGCCGTTTTGAGTCCGAAGCCGTGCTCGTGGGTGAGCAGGGTTTCAAGGTTCAATTGCTGCCGACCTTGGCCCGATACTTCTTCTGTTGCTCTAGACACTCCGCGCAAATCGCGCCGATTGCCTCACGGACGAAGCTCTCCGCGCTCGTCCGCGCAATGTCGACCCGCTCGCGCGCCGGCAAAGTAAACGTGACCGTGTAATCCTCGCTCGGCATCACGAGCCCGCGGCCAGCAGCGTCGACACTCGTGCTGTCCTGACCGGTCATCACAAACCCGAGCCCGTTCGGCTCAGGCAGCGCGCAGAGCATGACGATGTTTTTATGCTTCAGGCGCTTGTTGGTCTCGCGCATGATTTCGTTGCACAAGCGCTTCCAGACTTCCTGCTCGGCGGTCGTGAGCGGGCGACCCTCGAGAAGCTCGACGTTTGCGGCGATCACATCCTGCTCGGATTCGAGCGCGTCTAGAGCGTCGTCGATGCCAGGCGTCTTGACGATTCCGGCAGGCGCGCTGAAGTTGGTAGCGACGGGTGTTTCACAGGCGGAAAGATACGCCGCCGCAGGCTCTCCCTGCGTACCATGCCCGCCGCCGCCAGAGTCTGTCACTTTCGTCCCTGCTGCTGCGCCTCGACCAGCACGTCGGCATATTCGATAGCGCTGGCAGGGATGGCCTTAGTCACGCCGTCGCGCACCACAATGACCCACTGCCCGCGCTCCTCGAGACTCTCGACGGCCGGCGCGCGCTCGTTCGGCGTGGTCTCGAGCGAGCCTGACGACGTGTTGCCGAAAACGATCCGCGGGTGAGTAAAAACGATCTTGGTGAATCTCATCAGCTAGCCTTTCTTCCCGCCGCCGAACACCGCAAGGCTCGGCAGCTTCCGCGCGCTCGACGGCGCCGACACGCCCATCAGCTCGGGCAGCGCAAGCGCAACGTCCCGCATAATCTGCAGGTCCGGCGCGGTTACCTCGTCGCCGTGCTTAGTCATGTAGGTGCGCGCCTCGGCAGCGTCCCAAACGCGCACCAAGTAGGTAAGACACGCCTCGCGCCGCTTGCCCTCGTCGGGCTCTTCCGCGATTTCCTGCAGCGCGATCAGCGGGTAGACCCTGCTCGACCGAATAGGCGTGACTTTTGACATTGTTTTCCCGTTAGCAATTTCCCACAAGTCAAGGTCTTTGTCTAGCTGTCCGGCACGTCGGCCGAACGATTTCCCCGAGCAGCGCCGAAAGCTCGGCCGCGTCGCTCGGATGTACGCAAGCCTCGCCCTCGGGGATCGCATTCATCAGCCCGCCAGGCTCCGGCGAATGCTCGAGCCCGTACGCGTGCCCCAGCTCGTGCATAACGGCCAAGTCCCAGCGTGCTTGCTCGGCGCCGATCCGCTCGGTGGTAACCAGTACGGTCCGGGTCTCAGCGTCCCACATGGCCATCGCGCGGTCCTGGTCGCCGTTAGGTTCGCGCTCCGCGTAGCCGGCCACATCCGGAGCCCAGCCGGCAGCGGCAGACCAGCCTGAGGTCGCCTGAGCGATCGCGAGCCGCCAGTGCTCGGCGGTCGTGCCCGTGCCGCCAAGCGTGCCGGGCACGGCGGGCACGCTTCCCGAGCAGCCCAAAAGCAGCAGGGCGCAAGCAAACAGTAACAAACCGCGGATGTTACCGGCGACGACACGCGCGCGCGTGCGCAGGCGCGATGCCCGGACAAGCGGCCGGCACAACCGTGACAAAACGACCCAGAGCAGCAAGAGCATCAAGAGCATCATCCACCCAGACTTTACATTTTGCGCGCACGTGAGAGAAGTCTGGGCGGAAGGTGCACTCTGCTGCTCTCCTGCTCTTTTCACGATTCGCCGTCCATGGGCAGCCGCTCCCGGATGCCGAACCAAAGCCGCTTCCCCCCTGTGCTCTTTTCCGTGCAATCTCGGGCTCTTAGCTTCTCCGCGATCTGCTTCGAAGTGAGGAGAAACTTGCGGTTAACTTCCTTCCCCCACATCTCATACCTTGTGCGCAACTCACTCCTAGTGACGCTACCGCCTTCCTCCAGCACGTAACAGTCAGAGAGGAATTCTGAAAAATGGTCCAACTCCTGGCGGTATTCGGCCGTCGAGTCGGTTACTGCGCGACTCTGGCCAAGCCCGTGCTCCATGTAGGCCACGCACCCCAAAATGGCCCAGCTCAGGATGGCGCGCGCGTTCTCCGGCTCCCGAAGCTTGAGCTTGAGCGTCTTGTCTTGCTGCTCGAGCGGAATCTTCGCTACGAGTGGGATCCGGCGCATGCGTGCCCAAAAGCCTTCGTCGTCCTCTCGGGCGATTGGTGAGTCGTTGGCGGCAAAGAGCAGCGAGCAGCTAGGGCGAAAGCTCACGTCGTTCTCGTACTTGGCGGCAGCGGTCAGCTGGTCGCCGCCGGTGATGCGCTTCAGCAGCGCCTCATCCCACTTGGCGCCGGGCTTCACTTCCACGCTTGTCACGAGCCGAGCGCCAGCGATGCGCACGAGGTCGCCTCGGTTGCCGCCGGTGCGCTCTTGCACCAGCCAGGTGTCGAAGGACGCATCCTGCGCGTAGTCGCCCATGGCAGCGTGCAGCGCCTCGATTAGCGTGCTTTTGGCGGTACCCGGGGGGCCGTAAAGAAAAAAGAAAACGCGCTCAAGCGGTAGGCCAATGAGGCTGTATCCGGCAACGCGCTGCAGGTAGGTGGCGAGCTCGGCATCGCCTCCCGTGGCATCGTGCAGCACCTTGGCCCAGAGCTCCGACTTTGCACCTGGCAGGTATTCGACGCCGGTGCAGCGCGTGATTAGGTCGGCTCGGTTGTGTGGGCGCTGCTCGCCGGTGCGCAGGTCCACGGTGCCATTGGAGCAGTTGAGCAGCCATGGATCTGCATCTAGGTCGACCATCATAACCGGCACGCCGGCCTCGCTCTGGGCCAAGCCCGTTAGCGCCTTGATTGCCTTAGCGGACTCGGATTGCAGCGAAAATTGAAACACGCGCGCCGCTTCCTTCCCCTCGAGCAGCGCCGCTTCGTCGCGAATGCGGCGCACGGCGCGCTTAGCCATCCGTTCGATCGCGAAGGTCTCATCCCAGCGCCAGCGCGTACCATCCCAGAGCAGCCATTTGCGCCGCTGGCCGCTGTAGCGGATTCGGTCGCGGTAGTGCGCGACGAGCCGCTCCGCGTTGCCCAAGTCCGTGAGGTTGAACGCGCGCGGGAATGACGTGATACCGGTGTCAGGCTCCTCATCAGGAGCCCACTCATCCGCGGCCACGCTCACTCACCGCTCGCCTTCTTGCGCGGTGCAGCACGTCTTGCCGCCTCGAGCAAGCGCAATCGCGCCCAGCCGGCGAGGGCGCGTTGCTCCCGAGCGCAGGCCGCCGCGAGCTCGCCCTCCTCGGCTGTGGTTAGTCGGATGCTGATCTGTCTCGGGCGCTTTCGGGTGGTCTGTTCCATTGGCGGGATAATCGGCATAGCATAGACGGTCGGCGACGGTCAAGAGCCTTGGCGCCGCTGGATTCGCCAGCATCGAAACTATTTTCAAAGAATCGACCCGGCGCCCTTGCGCGTAGACGTCTACGGGCGTATATTGATTGGGTAGTCGAGAGAAACGAAACGGCCCCGCTCGGCAGCAACCGACGGGGCCCGGTCCAAATCGAAAGGGATTCAGACAATGGCAAACGTAGCACAGAGCAGAGAGTCGGTTGAGTTCACAATGCGTTGCGCGGCTTTCCGCGACGAAGGTGTCCGTGAGAATCGCGTCAAGGTCGACCTGCGCGACAACGAGGTCCGGGTATACGACTCGTGCGCCGGGTACTACACGACCTGCCACGCACTCAGCGCCGTGGCGGAAAAGCGCGCGGTCGCCAAGGCTGAGGCGGTCCTGGACGCCGAGGTGCAATCGTGAGCTGCTACGAGCGCCGGTTTGCCGGCAAAGACAACGCCGGCTTACGTGAAGAAATTCGATCGGCTGTCCAAATCGCGCGCGACAACGGCGAGGACGTGGCGCGTGCAGTCGAGGCAGTCGGGCGCCGCGTCGCGCTCACGGCGTCCGGCCGGCACACGCTGGCAGCGGTGGCCGAGGATTACGCGAGCGAGCAGTGACCCAGCCGCGAACCGGGGCGGGCAAAGCGCCTGCCCCGAAGCGTGGCTCCTCCCCGACGGATGCCTATTACACCGCGCGTGGTTACGGCCGGATCGACCTACGACTACCGCTTGATGTGCTGGCCGAGCTGCGCCGCCGCGCCGAATCGGCCGGGCTCACTGTTTCCCAATTTTTAGCGGAGTTCCTGAAATGAAAATTGCAAAAACCCCGAGAGTCTCAAGCGTTGCCGGCCGCCGGCTGCGCGCCGTCGAGTCGTTCAAGACGGCCGCCGATTGCATCGGGAAGGTTGAGCCCGGGATGGCTCTTTTTGCGGTAACACGCGGACAATTTTCCATGGTCGATGCCGTGTTGCACGTGCTGACCGAGCTCGGACCGAGCCGGCTTTCCATCTGGACATGGGCGATCGCGGATTATGAAATCGAGCGGTTCAACATGTTGCGCGACTCTGGCGCTGTGACTACTGGCGAGATGATGATCGACGGAAGCGCGCGCGAACGGAACGCGCTACCGATTGCGAGCTGGCGCCAGCGCTTCGGCTCAGAGTCGGTGCGACTGGTCAGCAACCATGCAAAAATGGCCACGGTGGACAACGGCAAAATGCGCGTGCTGCTGCGCGGGTCGATGAACCTGAATTTTAACCCGCGCTTTGAGCAGCTCGACGTGACAGAGGGCGGGCCAGATTTTGACTTGGTGCGGGAAATAGAAAGCGAGCTGCCTTTTCTGCACATGGATTCGAGTTATGAAAAACTGACGCGCGCCAGCAAGACAGACTTAGCGTTCGGCAAAGAGACGCTAGATATGTTCTCGGGGCTGAAAGTGTGGGCGAAATGACAGCGCGCGACCAAGCGCTCGAGCTGCTCCGCAAGTCGAACCCAAACGAGAAACTGGCCACCGTCACGCTTTACGCGGACGCTTTCGCGGAGTATCGAGCCGCACAAGTGAACATCTTGGAGCACGGCTCGGTGGTTCAGCACCCGCGCACCGGCCAGCCGATCCCCAACCCATACCTTACGATCCGTGACAACGCCGCGCGCCAACTCAAGGACGGGATTTTTTCTCGTCTGAAGACCGACGCGTTGTGGTCGTAGCCCGACCGCAAAACCGCGTCGCTCGCCAATCGTCCCACCAGGCCCGATCCTCTGGCGTTTTGTAGAGCGCCGCCTCGCACGCCGCTTGATAGTAGGCGCGCTCAGCATCGCTTAGCTCGTCGCCGGGGCCTTCGGGCGCGAATGGCTCATCGTCCGCGGTGCATGGCCTTCGCTTAGCCGCCATGGCTCCGGCTCATCCTTTGCCCGCGGGCATCGAGCGCGCGAAGCCAAAGCGGCCGCTCGCGGATTAGGCGAACGCGGACGCGCCAGCTCGGCTTTGGCCTGGTTCGGCGCGTGCGGATTGTGCCGCCAGTCGCGGGCCATCCAGGGTGATCGGCAAGTTCCCAGATCATTTGGCGGCTCGCCCCCTGTAGCTCCCAAGCGGTCGCTCCTCGTTGCTGCGCCGCTCCCGGTGCGTGTAGCGCTGGCCGTTGCGCGGCTCAATCTTGGCGCCACCACGGCCAACGTCCCAACGTCCGGCGCATTCCTCGCAACGGACCAGGCCTAGGGCGAAGCCGTGCGGGCAGCGTGCAGTAAAATTCTGGTATCTCATCGGCGCCGCTCGGCCTCTCTCGGTGCCATCCCGGCACGAACCATTGCGCGATAGTTAGCCCGCCTCCTGACATTGCGCGCATCGTTGCAGGCTTCTGACAGGCGCGGTGTTGACCTGTTTATTTTCCGGTGCTCGTTGTAGCAGGCGCAGCATTTGGCAATAAATCCACTGATGGTTCTCGCCTTAACGACGCCGGGCGCATCAACCCAATCACCATGGCAGCGGCAAAAGATTTGGACGACACCCGCCACTGTCCGGCAACGAATGTCCGGGCCGCGTTTACCTAGTAGTGGCTCGCTCATTTTTGCTGCTCCTTCTCGCCGAAGTCGGCCAATTCCCAGTGTTTCTCGTGCAGTCTCCGCGCAAACCAAGCCACGCATTCAGCCGCGCCGGCCGCGTTGGTGCACCAAAAGTGCGGCACGCCCCAGCGCATGTAGAACGCCCGCAGCGAGCCGATGACGCTTTTCGGCAGCATGTTAGACCGGTAGGCGTGGCCCTCAATATCGGCCTGGTCGGCCTCGATGATGATGGCCTTCCAGCGGTAGGCGGCAAGCAGGTCAAGCTCGGCCTCGAAGCGCTCGCGCCCCTGGCTCAGCGTGCCAACCAGGTCGCCGATGCTCTTACGCTCGAGAGCAATTAGTGCAGTAAACCCGCGCACCGAGTAGTCGCCGGCCGGGAGCGTTGCGGCTCCGCAGTCGACGCCGAGCTCCGGGGCGAATCGGAGTGGTCGCTGTTCGCGCGTGTCGATTAGGACGTAAGGGCGCGGCTTGTCTGCAGCGCGATCCTTTGCGCTTGCCTTTTTGGCTGGCTCAACGGCCAGCGGCGTCGGCTTAGCACGAGGGACCGCGCCGAGAATATCCACGCAATCTTGGACGGTTATCGTCATCCGCCGCAAAGCTCCCAGCCCGAATACATCCGCGCCAAGGCCCGCTCGACGGCCTTCAGTTTCCAGCTCGCATCGAACGTCCCGAGCCGCCTGAACACAGCGCGCATCGCCAAAAGCTGCTCTTCGCTGGCCGTCCGCACGGTATCGAGAAAATGCAAATCGACCATGCGGCGTGACTCCTGGAACGGATGCGCCGGGTGGTCTGTGCTTCCGGGCTGGGCGTCGTTGGCGTTCACCGGCTCAATCTCCCATAGGTTGCGATCCGCTGCCCGAGTCCGGGCCAAGTCGTATCACCGCACCGTCGGCCGGCGTAGGCATTGATGGTCCCCTGGAGCCACGGAACTCCCGAGCGGCTACAGGTGTAGTAGGCCCGCTTGAGCTGGTCGGACACCAGCCGGGTCTGTAGCGGGATGTCTCCGTCTTGCTTGGCCCACTCGGCTAGGTTGGTTGAGTTGGCATGGAGCTGGCCCCAGCCCTTGGCGCGTCCGTGGTCGCACTCGTGCTTCTTGCAGTGCCCGTCGATGATGCGCTTGGAAAAGCCGGATTCGTTGATGCCGACGGAGGCTAGCAGGGCGCGCCATTCGCCCGGCGGCCTCGGCGCGTGCGCGGATTCCGCGACGATTGCGGCCTCGACAGCCGCCAGGTGCGACTGGTCGGCCCGGTCCTCGGCTGACGCGAGGGCTAGTAACAGGGCTAGGAATTTGCTCATGGTTTTGCGACCACCTCTGCTTGAATTTCGGCAGGCGTCAGAAATGCAAGACGCGCCAACTCCGGCGGCGGATCGCGTTGCCAGCGCTCCTGAAAATCGTGGCCGCAATCCAGAGCGATGGCGGGCCAGTCCGACTCGTAGTTCAGCCAGCGCGTCTGCTCGTACGTGAGAGCCTGACTGTAGTAGCCAGGCTCTCGGCTAGCGCGGCGCTCCTGCATTGCGCGCTCGTTCGCTGCCCGGTGAATAACGCACAGCTCGCGGTAGATGGTGTCGCACCGCAGGCAACGGATCGTTTCGTCGACTTCGCCGCCGTATATTAGCGTATGCCGCGCGTACAAGTGCCCACGCTCAATCGTCTCTTTGCAGGCGTGGCAGCGGTGTTCTTTACGCGCCCGCATGCGGCGCTCGTTGTTCACGACGACGGGCTCGTCGCCGTCTCCGCAATCGACGCTCATTTGCAAACCTCCAACCAACCGCGCCCGCTCGCCTCGAGTTCGGCACGGCGGAGGCGCAGGTCGGCGCTTTCACGCTCTGCCTGCGCTGCTCTCAGCTGCTCAGTCGCGCGCGCGAAGTCGTCGCCGTAGTCGGCTGCGATGAATGCGCGAAAGGCGGTAGCCTCGGCGCGGTCCCAGTAGGCGCAGGCGATTAGGCAATCGAGAATGCCGGACGGGCGGGGCGTGGCGGCGCCGTGGTGGACCGTTAGAGCGGGTTTCAAGCGGACCTCCGGCTAGGTCGATACAGTGGCGCGTTGCAGACTGGACAGCCGTAGCGGTGACATGCCGAACAAATACACCGCTCGCACTTGCCGCATTGTTTTATCAACTCAGTTGACGCGCACATGGCGCACGCGGACCCGGTCACAGCTTTGACACCAGTAACGGAATGTGAGGCCCCTGTGGACGCCACCGATGCCGCGCCAGACGTGCCAGTCGCCGAGCCTGCGCATAACGGAGCCGCACCTACTGCACCGTTGCCGCGGTGGCGCCTTGAACATGCCGCTATCTCCAATAAGAAGCTCGCAAAGGCTAATGGCGTCCGTCGCCGTTGCTGCGCGCTGCACACTTTGATGCCAGGTGGCACCGAGCCGCCGGCCTTGTTGTTGCGGTTGCCACTACACCAATGGGTCGGCGCGCGCCCAGGGTTAGGTCGCGTCGCGAATAGATCCGCGAAGCTCCCGAAGTCCAGCCCAACGATGTACAACCACGTCGGTTTTCTGGCGACGTGGTTCCACTCGACTTGGGCCACCTCGACGGTGAACCCACCGAATGTATCACGGTCTCCGACAAGAAGCTCCGGCCAAACCTTGTCGTACGGTTTCAGTAACTGGGCATCGCCCCAGAACTTGGAATCTGCCGGATGCTCCAGCACACCACCGAACGCGCGTACCTGCTCGAGCGCGCGAGGTGCGCAATCGTGCTCGTTGCCGCGGTAGTTATGTCGCTGTTTCGAGTACGGTCCGCACGGTGGGTGCGCCACGACCGGATTCGGCCCGTCGTAAAGCCGCGCGTCCCGCTTCTCATCCCACCAGTCAGCGACCAGCTTGGGATAGGGTCCGCGCGGGTCGACGTAGAGGGCGGAGACGTCGATGCGGAGCACTAAGCCGCCCGCCTTCCCGCGGCCCGCGCGCGCCGCAGCTCGTTCCTGCCGGCCAGCGTGACGCGCCAAGATCGCGGAGACAGGCCGTGCATCTCGACGAAGCCCGCAAGCGCCAGGGCGTTCAGGAGGCGCTCGGGGAAGCGCCGGAGCAGGGTCGACTCGGTTCGGTGGCTGGCGCTGGCCAGGTGGGCGAGGAGGGCGATCAAGCGAACCTCCGCTCAGGGCTCGCCAGGGCGCCCACGGAGACCGGCCGGGCCTCGGGCGAGACGGTCGGGCGGTAGGTGAGGCGGACCAGAAGGTGCTGCGAGTAGACACGAATGCCTTGCCAATCGTCCCACTGGACACCCACCCGAAGTTCACCATGGAACCTGTAGGGGTTGGCCGCGACGGTTCCGCCACTGCCCCCATATCGAAATGCGACGCGATCGCCGATACGGAGTTTTCTCACGGTAACGCCCCACAGCTGAGGCTCAAGAACATGCCCAGCACCAGCGCCAGGATTGCGGCCCACACTAGTTCGACTGCTTCGATCGTCATGCTGCCCTTTGCTCGGCATAAAATGCCTTCATTTCGCGATAGGCCCCATCTGAGTCGAGCTCGCCGTGCCGCAGCTGGATTTGCAGCCGCTCCGTCAGCTCGAGAAATTGCCGACGCCGCCAAAGCTCCACCACGGTCAGCGCGTGCGCCTCGGGCTTCGCGGTCGCGGGTTGTGTGTCAGCGAGCAGCGCGAGATATGGAGAGCCGCCAGTGGCCTGCAGCTGCCCACACGTGCGCAGCCAGCCGACAACGCTCACCACGTCGTAAGACTGCCCGCTTTCGTCCAGCGCCTCGCACGCGGCGAAAATGCGCCGGTTCGAATCGGAGTAGAAATGCGACGCGAGCAGCCCGGCGCCACGAACACGGGTCAGCGTGAATTGCGGCGAGCCCATCAGCAGCGCCGATAAAATCACGCCCTCAGCGTCCAGGTCGTGCGGCGGTATGATGTCGCGCGCGTCGTCGTCTCGGTCGTTCATTTGCGCCTCACCATTTCGCGCCGGCAAAGCTCGAGCGTCGCAACGCTGACCGCCTCGAGCAGCTGCACCAGGGCAAACTGGCGCCGCTCGTCCCCGGCCCGGATGTCCTGTTGGACCACGCCGATCGCGTGCTCGAGATTCTCTGTTACCTCCTCGAGTGTCATGGCGAAATTCCCGCTCGCAGCCCGGCCTCGAGCAACCGCTGTATGACCTCCTGGAGCGGCATGCCGGCATCTGCCCTAACGTGCCGGATCTTGTTCACGAGCCCAATAGGGAGCCGCGCAGACAGCATCTCGCGGGGCGGAACGGGCGGCGGCTTCTTCGTCGGTTGCTTCATGGCTCACAGAACTAGCACGCGAAAAGAAAGCACGCAAGCATGTTGACAAGCAAACAGATCGGAATTATAACAATTGGGCCGACATGAAAAACCCCACCTACGAAGTAACGGTCCTCGCAATCAAAACCCGCGAAACGGTCAGCTGGGCGGAAGGCTTCCGCACGGTTGGAGATGTTGAGACGCAGCACGAAATTCGAGCCGAGGTGACTTTTTTCGGCCCCAACGACGAGCCTAGTGTTACTTGGCTCGACGCGGCGGCGGTTGACGATCTCGATCTGAACGAATCGGAGTTGGGAGAGGCTGAGGAGCAGGCGATCGACTTGGCGGCCGACAAGATGATGACTGACCGCGAGCCGGCGGAGTCGCCGTTCACGCTGGCGCTTGATCGCGCGCTTGACCGGCGCAACGCGCAGCGCGATTTCGAGCAGGAGCAAGGCGAATGACCCAGACTTATGACTTCCCCGGCGGCCCGGTGACGATTGACGAGGGCAAGGTGTGGCGCGCGTTGTCGGATTGGCTGGCCGATGCCCCGGGTCGCGATGCTCGTATGTGGAAAAGTGCCGCGACCGGAGCATTTATGGCAGCACTGTTGCCTGACTTGACCGTGAACGTTGGCGGAATCCACGGGCGCTCCATGCTTGGGTTTGCCGACGCGGTTGCGCAGGCGCTGCAAACGGCGACTCGCCTGGGTCTTACGGGCCGAGCGATAAGCGTGGAAACTGACCTAGCCACCTGGCTCGAAATCACCCCGAGCCGCCCCGAGCGAAACCGCTAAAAAGGAACCGCGCGAAAATGGAATCGACTGCAATCGTACGACACCAACAAACCGACGCGGCGCTCGAATGGCGGGCCATGCGCGAGCAGGCTCAGGCGCTCGTGGAAAGCGGCTTTCTCCCCCGGGCGGTCAACACCCCGGAAAAAGCGCTGGCCATTATGCAGACCGGGAAAGAGCTAGGCCTTGGCCCCATGCAGGCGCTTCGCTCGATCCACATTATCGAGGGCAAGCCGACCATGAGCGCGGACCTAATTGCCGGGCTCGCCCTGGCGAAGGTCCCGGGCTCGATGCTCCGTGTTGCCGAGAGCACTGACAAGGTTTGCCGAATTGAAGCGGCGCGGCATGGGCAACAACCCACCACCTTCAGCTTCTCGGCCGAAGATGCTAAAAATGCGGGGCTGCTCGGCAAAGACAACTGGCGGAAGTATCCGCGGGCGATGCTTCGCGCGCGCTGCATGACCGAGACGTGCCGGGCTGTTTTCCCAGATGCCGTCATGGGCCTTTACGACCCTGATGAGCTTGGCGCGGTGACTGATTCGGTTGGCCACGTTGTCGACGTGCGGCAGGTTCTTTCCCCGCACCAGGCGCCCGACGAAGAAGCCGACGCGGCTCCGGCCGACGGCGGCGCGCTAGGCGAAGAACTCGGCCGAATCCTGCTCGACGCGAAAGAGCGCCTGCCTGTCTGCTTGAGCTACGACGAGGCGCTAGCCCTGCGCGCCGTCCTCGGCACCAAGGCAAAAATGAGCGACCTGACCAAGCGCATTCAGGCCGGCTCCGAGTCGGGCGACATTAGCCCGACTCAGCGTGCGGAACTCGGGAAGCTCTGGCAGCATTGCGATCGGCAAGTCTCGAAGCTAGAGAAGCAGCTGGAACCGGGGCCAGAAGAAGTTGCGCACGGCATGCGCGAGCCGGGGGAGGAAGGCTGATGGAAATCACGCTCGAGGAGCTGGACTCGCTGGACGCGCACGCTTCCGAGGCCTTGGATAGGGGCGTTGGTGGAACCGGAAAGGTTGACGGGTTTGATGCGAGCGTGCTTGCTGAGCTTGTCGCGTCCGCGCGTCGGCTCATTGAAGTCGAGGACCAGCTAAGAGTTGCAAACCAGGCTCTAGCGCAAGCAATGCCGGAGTCGGCCGGACAAGGTGTCTGCTTCCTGGCCGGCAAGGCATACAGCATCATCAGTGGTCATCGCCGATTGATGGCGGACATCAAGCATTCACTCGGCTGGGTCAGCCCACTGCAAGCCTCGGAGGAAAAATGACACCGCTATCCATTGAACAAGCGAAAGTGATCCGGACGTGGCGCGTTGACCTTGGGTGCACGTGGGGCCGCGTCGATGAACTTTGCGAGAAGGTCTGGGGTTTCCGCATGGGTCCAGGAGAGGCATGTGAGCACGCCGCCCGTATGCTCGGCGAGCTTCCTGGAGAGGAACCATGGAACTGATGACCAAGCCAGAGACCTCGCCCGACTGGATCGCCCGCTTTGAGCTGGTCGGTTCGCTCTACTACCGCGAGACCGGCAGGCTGCTACCTGGCAAGGACGAGCCTCCGGGGACAGGTCGCGACTCATACGACGAGGAGAACGTCTCTCGCTATGAAGAGTGGGCAGCGACGAAGCTTTTTAGCGCTCTGCTGGACCATGCGATTGCTCTGGAATCGCGAATCGAGCGACTGGACCCGGAACCATGAAGACCAAGCCAAAGACCGATCGGGGCGAGGTTCATCGATTGCACCAGCTAGAAATCCGCCGTCGGGAAAGCCGACAACTACTACATAGGCTGGTCAAGTACGTACGCGAGGACGCCGCGGCGACGCCTGGGACCACGCGCCTCGCGAGGCTCACGGAGCAAGTTATCGATTACCTGAATCGAACAAGCGAGCCGAATGACATATTACGCGCCAACGAAGCCGCCGGCCAGCAGTCGCAAGCGTCGTGGGATTGCTGGGTGCCCGTCGGGGAGCGCTTACCCGTGGATGGGCAGCGCATTTTAGCGCTTGCGAATCATGGCGAGATGCGCAGCGGGACCTACGATTGGGAGACGCGTGACGTGAACTTCCCGGATGATTTTTGGCACATGAATGGGAACCAAGTTTCACACTGGATGCCGATCCCACCGCCCCCAGCGCCGCAACAGAAGGGCGAGTAGCGAATGGCTGACCTGATTATTGACGGCTGGGAATGCATGGCGAGCGGTGAGATGCGCTGCGCCTGGATCAAAGATGGTCACAGCCGCGGGACCAGCGTGACTCTGTCTCATGGCAACCTGGAGGTGGAGACGGCAACCGGGGAGGATTCGGTTGTAATCACGAAAATACCTCCCGCTGTGCTCGCGTGGCTCATCCGGGCGATGCTGGTTGCCGCTTGGGAGACCGAGGGTAACGGCGTCGGAAACCCCAATCCCTACAGCGACCCCGAGGCGAAATGACCAAGCCGATCACATTCGAGCGCGCCGACCATCGGTGGACCGTCCTAGTTCGCGACGATGGCCACGCGCGCCCTGGCATGGCTGAGATGTTTCCGTGGCCTGTTCCGGTGCCGGCTACGGATGAGCATTTAGCCGCCGCTGGCTTCGTGCCACGCGCGGAGCTGGATATCAAGCTGGATAGCAAGCTGGCCGAGCTGAATGCGGAGCTGGCTGAAGCGAACGGCATCGTGCGCGCGGACCCGCCGCTTAGTGCCGTTGGCCTGGCTCATCTATGCGAGGCTCGTTCAGCGAGCTACGCGATTACGCAGCAGCGCATCGCCGAATACAAAGCCAGCGAAGTCATATGGCGCACCGACAACAGGGCGCACCTGGAAACGATCCGAGAGCTGACCGAGAAATTACAGGCGGCCGGCAAGCAAATTGGCGAGGCTGAGGGCAGGCAACTGCTGACCGAGGGGCGGCTCAATGCGGCGGAGCGCGAGCTTGAGGCGACGCGTGAGAAGCTCCGAACCGCGCTCAACTGGGATGCCGGGCGAAAAGTGGCCTACGTGCAATTTGCCAACGCCATCGGCGCAATATCCAAGCAGCAGGTCCCGCACCCTTTGCGCGGTGCTATCGGCGGGGTGATTGAGGCTCTCGACGCGACGCTTATAGCCAACAAGGATCCTATAAACGTGAGCCAACCAAGCGGGCACGCGCCGAACGAATGCCCCGAGTGCGACGGGACCGGCAACGTCGTCGGTAAATCCGGCTGCTCGGCGTGCGGCGGTAGCGGGTCGTCGGCCCCGCGACACACGTGCCGCCCGGACGACCTAAGCGCGTATTGCGAGGCGTGCCAGGCAGAGGAGGACGCGGAGATGCGAGCGCACGGGCCTTGCCTGCTCTGTCCTGTCGACCCATGCGTCTGCGACGTGCTGACCTACGGCAACGCGCCGTCGGTGTTGGGGAGGGAGGCCAAGCCGAAAGCAGAAGACGACCCCGACGCCGCTGCTGCACAAGCACTGCGCGTACTGATTGGGAACGTGTGCGCCTACGCCGGAGAATTGCCGTCTCTGGTTTCGACCATCGAACCAGATTGGTCTGAGCTGCTGCACCATGCGGGTCACATCGAATACGAATTGTCCGAAATTCGCGAAGTTCTGCGCCTAAAACGCGAGCGTGGATTTCCAGCAGAGCCCGCCCCATCAATCGCCCCGCCCGACGACAGGCCGGTAAAACGTAGCGAGCTGGTCGCGGCGCTGCGCAGCGTTAGCGCAAAGTCCGACCCGCTCTATTTCGTCGCGTTTGAGCACCTGGCAGACAAATTGGAGAACAAATGACCGACTTCCCCAAGCGCGAAGCCGGCGCGCTAGCAGTAGCCGCGAATGCCGTGTTGACCGCGTCAGCCGAAGGGCTCGGGCCAGCGATGGCCCAGCTCCGCAAAGCGCTGCGACTTTATGACGACAAAATCATGGTACTCGTCGCCGCGAGGTACTCGAAGAAATGACCGAGCCCGCCAAAAATCTTGGCCTCGCAGACCTGGCCAACCACTGCGCCATGTGCGGTGGACGCCATGAGATACTGGTCTCGCGATGGCCGCAGGTGCCCAACCGCGAATGGTGCGGCGACGAGCGCGGAGCGGAGGACTGGCCTGAGCTGCTGTGCGGATGCTCGGGGCGGCGCAAATGACCGAGACATGCGCGCCAGACCGCTGCCCACGGTGCCAGTCTCCAGTCAGAGCGATACCCTACAAGGTATCAAATTGGAATGGCTCACTTGTGACCTTATGCCGCAACGCATGGCATATGCCAACAGAGCCACTACGGTCGAAAATCCTTGACCACAATGTGCACAGCAAACGCTAGGAGCAGCACCGTCATCCCAATTGCCAGAGCCAACCTACCAGCGCGCGGCAACGAAGTCCTGGCATGGATTCCGCGCACGTTCGCCGTTACCTCGCTAACCTCGTCGGTGTCGTTGTAGCTCGGCAGCCTTGACCGCCGCAGGTTTGCGATCGCGTTCTGCGTCCCGCGCCGGTTCTGCTCGGCCACAAACTGCGCCTTGGTCGACTGCTCGCGTAGCCGTTCAGCCCGCGCGATTTTCTCGTCGGTCGTCCCGTTAGCCATTGGAAGCGAGCTTTTCCCGCACTTCGCTCACTAGCTGCTGGCTCGCCCGGCGCAGCTGCCGCGTTTCGTTGACGTACTCGCCGATCATGGCGGTTAGGTGTTCCAGGCGCTGGTCCATTGATAAGTATAACTCCTCGAGCTTTTGCAGGCTCTTAGCCGACTCCTCTGTTGCATGCGCGTCATCTTCCAAGGACGACTCGAGATTGGCAAACCGCGCGTCGATTGAGCTTAGGCGCGTGTCGAACGTCTCGAGGGTTACGGCGATGCGCTCGAGCGGGTCGTTTTCGTCGGTCATGATTTCGGCTTATCGAATAGGGCCGCCTGCGTAATGGTGCCGGCGATGCCGTCCGCATCTAGGTCTTTATCGCGCTGAAACGTCATCACGGCGCGCGCCGTTATCGGCCCGTAAACGCCGTCAGCTTTGAGACCTGCCGCCATGTAGGCGTTCAGCGCCGCCTGCAGCTTGCTCACGTCTGGACCAGTCGAGCCGATGCGCAGCGTGCGGCGCCAAGGGTCCGGCATTGTGTCTTCGTCGTCTGGTGCCGGGCTTGGATCCGTGTCGGCTGCCGCCGGGAGGAGCGGCTCAATGGAGTAGAAGGTGATCCCGGCCGACGACGTGTGTTTGTGCCTGGCAGCGTGCGGCGTGTTCCCAGCAACGTCGCCCCAGTCAAGCTCATGGTTCCAGTACTCGACGACCATGTGATGCGCGAACGGGATGGCCTTGACCGCAATGTCACCGGGGCGCGGGTAGGGCACTGAGTGCAGTGGACCAAGAAAACCTATGCCGTCGTGCCAGTACAGGTTACGCGCGACGCCAGCCAGGTGAAGGCAGTGCAGCGCAAACCCACCGCACCATTCGCGGGTTTTGGCGTACTGGATGACCTGTTCCGTTCGCCAGCCTTCGGGCAGCACATCCCGCCATATTTCGTACACCTCCGGTGAGCCCTTGCCGTACGGGCCGATCAGGCTCGCAGCAGCTTCAACGATCGCCACCCGGGCGGCGCGCATTACTCGCCGGTCCCCGCGTGCCGTTTCGCCGCGAACGCCGCATCGAGCACAGCGTCGGCCGCATGCTCGTGCGCCGTGACTTGCAGCGCTCGAGCGAGCGCGTCTTTGGGCGACGGCGACGAGACTACGCGGCGAATCAGCTCGGCTAGCTCAGCCAGTAGCGACACCGGAACAAGCGCGATAGCCCGTGCCAAGGCTTCGGGAATCATTGGGGACACGCTTTCAGCAGGTCGGCCTTGTGTAGCGCCCGGAGCGAGGGCCACTCGGGACAACTCTCTTTCGCGTCGTACGTCACGCAAGCCGCCATGACGTTCGCTACATAGGCCGCGTCAATCGCGCTTAGCTTGGCTTCGTCGCACGGCAGCCGGCCGCCGCAGCCGGCCAGCACGAGACCGAACAGCCCCATCACCGCCCGAACGAGACAGCGCGGGCAGTAGCAGCCGAAGCCGTGAACCTTGCTCACTTGCCACCGAACAGCTTCGGCAGGTCGAGACCGAGCGACTCGAGCCGCTTGCCGATTGCTACCAGCTTGGGATTGCCGGTCAGTTCGAGCAGCGAGCCGAGCAGGCCAAGGGCGACGGGGAGGAGCGGGAGGTATTGCATTTGGTTCCTAGGGTACCGGTTTCTGCACGTAAAGGAGAGCGTCCAAATCTTGGCTGACCCGTGCGGCAATTGCGGCCGCCAGCGCGGTCTGCTCGGGGGCGCTCAGCAGCGCCTGCACCGGAGCCGACTGTAGCAGCGCGGCCAGAACGTCAGCGATAGGCACGCCCGCGTTTAGAGCGTCGAGCCTCCAAACGCCAACGACGTGCTTGGTCCACCCCGGCGGGCAAGACCCGGTGCCGTTCCAGCTCGCCGGCATGGTCACGTGAAGGCCGCCGCCGATATGGGTGCCGACCAATGGGTAACCGAGGCCCTTGTTCATCGCTGCCTGGAGAGCGTCGGCCTGCGCCTCTGTGCCAGTGGAGAATTTCTGGGCCGTCATCACGTTAGCCCCGCTCCGTAGCGGCCCGCGCAATAGCTGTCGAGCGAAGCGCGGTCGCCCGCCGATGGGGTGCCAAGTTTGCAGAACGCTTCCGCAATGGCGACGTTCGAGTGGCGGATGCCGCTGCTACGGCAAAACATGCTAAGCGTCCCGCCGCCAGCGTTGTCACCAGTGTTTACGCCGGTAACATTCGTTGCGCCAATTTTTACGTAGTCAGCAACACTGTTGCCAAACTGCATCTCATGGCGGAAGTAACTGCCTAGAGTTGCCGCGCCGTTGTTGCTAGAATTTATTGCGTTAAACGATGTCAGTTGGGGGGTAACGTTGTTTTGGTTGTAGAAGAACCCCGTTGCCACAAAATCACTGATAAATGTGCGAAGCGCAGCCGTCCAATCTGGCTGCTGGCATACGAGCCAAATGTAGAAAGGCTGGCTGCTCGGGGCGACCCTGGCCCAAGTCGCCGCCAGCAGATCGTCGACCCCATCGCCTTGAATTGCTGGCTTGCCGTTGACGGCGCTGGCTAGAAACGCCGGCTGCAGCCCGCCTGTGGCTTGCGTTAGGTTAACCCCATTGCCGGACTGATCAGCCCAAGCTGAAACGCCGGCCCCGATTGTTACACCGAGATCGGCACGGTACCACCAGGCAAGCGAGCCAAGGATGGCCTTTGGCGTTATTTCCGCGCCACCTTCCGCGATGCGGCCGCGGTTCATTCGCTCCGAACCTGTTCGGCGCCCAAGCATCAGCCGTCCCGCGTGGTCTGGTAAGGCCGCCCGCTGCCCTTTTCGACCTGCAAAAATGTCCCGACCGCATCGCCCTGCCAGCACAAATAAATGTTGCCGTCGATTGTCGCGGAACCAACGACGGCGCCGCCGCTTACCGTCGCCGGACTCGGACAAATCCGCTCGCGCTCGGTGCCGTTGGCGATGTAGCTCCCGAGTTTGGCGTTCGTCGCGCCGGCAGCCGTTGGAACGGCAACGGTCACATCAACCGCCGCCGCCTTGTTGTTGCTCAAGAACCAGCGCACGTTGGCGCCGATCGGCATCACTCGGATAAACTGCCCCCAGAACGCAGAAGGCAGCGCAACGCTGCGCGCCGTCGTGTCCAGAGTGAAAAGGACGATGGTTGTAACGGCAACGCCGTCGCCCGTCGGCGCCACTGATTCGGATGCTAGATTCTGGGACATTCGGTCACGATCCTCCTGAAATTGCCGATTGGCCCGGCAGTGCCATTGATTTTCCAAGGCGCGAAACGCCCGGGTTGCCCTGCTTCGGCTTGACGGCTTGCGCGTCAATCGCCTTGTCGAGGTCGGTCAGCTTGCGCGCGGTCTCTTGAAGGCCGGCCATCCGCGCCGGGTCGAGCGACGAATCCCCGACGAAGTCGAAAACCATGGAGAGCAACACCCGGCGCTTGAAAGGCAGCTCGGTTTCGCGCTTGCTGACTTCGTCCGCCACGCGCGTGCGCAGCTGCTGGAATATCTTAGGATGTGCCGTTTTCATTGCATCAATGGCCTCACGGTCGATGATACCACGGCCCAGATCGCTGATAACCCGCTGCGGCTCAAGCGCGCCGGCCACGCTGGACATGAACGAGCGCATTTTAGTGGGCGAAACGCGCTGCTTTACCGCTAGCGGGGTCAGTGTCGCCCCTATGTCCGGCTGGCTTTGCGGGAGCTTACCGGAGAGCTGCTGGTAGATTTGCAGCAGCTTCGTCGATACCGCCGAGCCGACGTGAGGGTATTGCGCGGCAACCTCGGGAATCAGCTTCTCGATGTGACTCGCTGCGATCTGCGGTGTCGCAAGTTCACGGACGCGGGTCGATGCCCTTTCGTAGCTCTCGCGTAAGTTCTCGCCCTGGAACATTGTGGCCAGCGCCGGCTGCTTTGCTTTTTCCGCGCCGCCAGCCAGGGCGGCCGCCACGTGGTCAATCGAACCGTCAAGCTCGGAAGCGCGTCGGGCCATGTCGGCGATAACCGAGTTGCCGCGATGGCGCAGCAGGTTATTGGCCATCGAAGCCGCGGCGCCATAGCCCATTGCCCCAAGCGCGCCAACGTTGCCGGTTGCAAGCGCTCCCAGTGCCGAGGTGACGCCGAGCGCGTGATCCGAGGGCGAAACGAAGCGCCGGCCGAGCTCGCCGCTAACCTGCTTGGAGGCAATCCGGTCTAGCTGACTGAACGAGTTATATTGACGGTTCAGTTCGTTGTAGGCGTTCGCGTCTTCACCCGCCTCATGGAGAGCTACGCTGGCCTTTTCCTTGAGAAAATCGGCAATGGTCCGCTCAGCCTTTTGTAGCGCTTCGGCGGCTTTGGGTGGCTGAGGCGGCAGACCGCCACCGGAAGGCGCGGGGGGCTGGAAGACCTTGCGCAAGTCCTGGCGGATAGCGTCCAGCTGCTCGAATGTTGGAGGGGGCACCGCTTTCGCCGCTGCCTCCAAGTCGCCAGCAGCCGCGGCAACCCGGGTCGCTTGCTCCTCGGCCAAAATGCTCAGCTGCCGATCGACTGCCCGCGCCATTCCGCGTTGTCCTGGCACCTTGCTGGCCATCAGCGGATCGGTGACGCTCGCCTTGATGCGCCCGAGCAGCTCGCCCACGTCCGGGCTTTTGCCGGCCGCCGCCATCTGATCGGACAGCTCTTTTTTGACGCCCGCCAGCTTTGCGCCGATTTCTTCCTTGAAAGCGTTGATTCGCGGCGCGATTTCCTCGGCGTTGGCGCCCGCTGCCAGAACCCGCTGGCCCTTGAGCTCGCCGGTCTCAAATACCGCGTTGGCCAAGTCCTCGCCCGTGGCCAGAACGCGCCGTTCCGCTGTTTCGCCGGTCGCTCGCCCTGCCAGCTTGCGCATTTCGGCGCTGCTAGTCGTGATGCTCCGAAGCGACTGCTCTGCGGCAAGCTTCCGCAGGGCCTCTTTCTTCGGAATCAGCGCGTTTGCCGCGCCGGTGACGAGCGGACCAGCCGCGCCGAGCACACCGCCAACGCCGCCGCCGAATAGCGCCCCGTGGCCCATGCCCGAGACGATTTTTTCGGCCGTGATGTCGTCGCCGTTGAGCACCGCGTCGTTTGCCGCCGCCGCGCCGCCGTAGATGGCGCCCTCGGCCGCGCCCTGAGCGCCCATCTTGAGCGCCCCGGCGCCGGCCCGCGCCAGCAGCGATTTCCCCTCGTAGCCGGCCGCCTCAAGGCCCCTAGCGACGCCGCGCTCGACAATGCCGCCCAGGGCAGCCGTTGCACGTGGAACGACGCCAGCGGCCCGCACAGCGCTCCCGGCCGCGCTTAGTGCCTTGGCCCCAGCGCCGGCCGCCCCTGCGCCCTCAACGGCAGCTGAGCCGCCACCGGAGAGCAACAAAGGGGCAACCGCGCCGCCGACCTCGCCGACCGTGCTTGCTACGGGATTCGCTTCCCGATAGCCCTTCAGGGCCTTTCGCGCGCCTTCGCCGCCCAGGCCAGCAATGACCGCATCGGAGCCGCCGAGCGTTGCGCCGCGGAGAGCCGCCAGGCCGGTGGCTTTCGCGACGTTGCCGACGCCTTCGCCGTATTGCTTTTGAGCATGTGCTTGCTCGACTTGCGCCGGGGTCAGAATCGTGTAGCCCGGGTGAGCCGCATCCTCGGGCGCGATCGTTACCAGTGCGCCGCGGGCATTGCGGGCGTAGATTCGCGCGGTCGGGTCAAAGCCGGCCCGACCCTCGGCGACTGCCTTGGGCAGATCGTCCGGCGCAATTGGAGCGCCGGCCTGGTCGTAGGCCTGCGCTTGGCCAGGTGGCAACGCAGCTGCCGCGGGCTCTGCCATTAGCGAACCACCTGCTCGGACGCTGCCGGAGCGGAATCCAGATTGAATGTTCGCTGGACCTTTGCGCGCTGGTCCGGTGGGAGCGCCTGCAGGAACGCCGAACGCTGGTCCGGCGTCAGGCCGGACAGCTCGATCTTGGCAGACGCGACGGCCTTTTCCCGAGCTCGAAGCGCCGCTGCCTTGCGCTCGCGACCCGAACCGCCGCCGCCGTTTGCCATCTGATCCGCCAGCTTGGCGTCATTGTCGGACTTGCCGAGCGTCTGCTGAATGCCGCGGGCCAGCGCGACCGTGGACTGATCAAGATTCTGCCCAAGCTTGCGCGTGTTCGTGCCCGGGATGTTCTTGGTCACGTAGTCGTACGCACCGGCACGCGGGTTGTCAGTGTCGTCGTCGTCGGCCCCCATCTCGGCGAGCGTTGATGTGATTTCATCGGCGGCATCAATGGTGTTGAGCGCTGCGGTAAGGCTTTCGGTCTTTCCAGACTCGATACCCCGCCCGGGGTTCGGCCCGGTGCCGCCCTCGATTGTGTCTTTCAATTTCTTCGCTTCGGCGCCCGCGCGCAGCATATCGAGCACACCCTTCGGCTTTCCACCGCCCCCGCCGCCTTGCATCGAAAGCTTCTCTTCGATTTCGGCGCCCGCGTCCGCATATGCCTTTTCTTGCATCTTTGAGCGCTCGGCTTCCGACTGCAGCTGAGCCTGGTTGTAGGCCTCGAGCGCGCCGGGGGTTCCGATGCGATGCGCGTAGCTTTGCATCATGGCATCTCGCACGCCGTAAGCTTGATCGCGCAACCGCTGCTCGGCCCGGTTTTGCGAGCCGTAGGACTGCACCATGCGCCCGTATTGGGTGGCCATCCGATCGCCCGTGTCTTTGCTGCGCTGGTAGGCGTCTTTTTGCTCGACCATCCAGCGATCGATCGCGTCGTTACTCATCTTGAGCCCGGGATTTTCACCGCCGCCGTTGAGCCCCTGAAGCGCGCCGCCGAGCGTGATGCTAAGCGCCGTCGCCATCTTCGCCATGGTCGATTTGCTGCCCCAGTAGTCCTCCATCTGCGGCGCCTTCATTTGCGCCGTTTCGGCGTTCTGCGCGTCCCACTTGGCTTCAAAATCGGCCAGGTGCTTCTGCTGCTCGGCTTGCAGTGCGCGCTGGTCCGCCACGGCCTGCATGCGGCCCTGATACTCTGCTTGCTGCGCCTCGTAGGCTTGCGTTTGCCGCTTGTCGAGCGACATAGCCAGCTGCTCGTTGTAGGCGTCGCTAGCGCCCATTGCGTCGTTGGCTTGCTGGCGAACGGCGTCCGGGATTTCGCCCTGAACCTTGTATTTGCGCGTTTGAGCCGTAACGCCGAGCCCGCGCGGGCCGCCACCGCCCCCGCCGCGCATCGCTTCAGCCATAGCCTGCCGCACCAGCGGATCGTCGGTCCCGTCGCCTTGAGCCGGCGCGCCTTGCTCGGCTCCCACTGGCCGCGATTGGCCCGGGAAGATTCGGGCTGGCTGCGGCCCTGCTTGCCCCGCCGGAGGCGGAGGCGACTCCGCGGCAATCTGCGCGGCTAGCGGGCTGCCCGGTGCCGCTCCCGCCTTCTCCGGGTCGTGCCAGCCGATCGCCTGCTTGATTGGCTCGATGGGTGACGTACCGGCGTTCATGCCAGGAATGCCGAAAAGCCCACTACCGGGGGGGCCGCCGCCAGGTCCCGCCACTCGCATATCCGGGCCCGGTGCCGGTGGCGCAATCGGACCGACGCCAGTCGGCGGCGCCAGCTGCGCGCCCGCCTGCGCCATGTCGTCCGGCGAGAGCGGCAAATAAAGGGGCTGCCCGCCCGGCGTTTGCATGACAGGCAAGCCGGTCTGCGGGTCCGTGGTGTACATGCCGCCGGCCATCAGCGCCCCGCCATCTGCTGCTGATAGGCCTGGTCGAGCGCGCCGGTATCAATCGGCGGCATCTGGCCGCCCTGGAAGCCGAGCGCCTGGAGCCGTTGCCTCCGCTCTAGCTCGTCCAGCCGCCGCTGCTGGTCGCTCACCGCCGCCGTGTTGGCCAGCGTGAGTCGAGGCGCGTTGATGCTCTTCGTGCCGTCCGGGCCCTGGTCGACGACGCCGGGCAAGTGCTCGAGGTTCTGCGCCATCGGGCCGACGTAGCGGCCGGATCCGTGCCGCTCGGGGTCTTTGTAGGCGTACTCGTAGCCCTGAGCGGGTCGCATGTCGGGAATGATGTCACCGGTCCCCCAAGTGCTCGGCTTCTGCCCTTCCTGAGCCGCGTGATAACGGTCGTTCGCGCCGAGGGCTAGCAGTTGTTGCAAGCGCTCCTGGCGCGCTTCGCCGGGCTTGCCGAGGCCAATCGGTTGCCGCAAAGCTTCGCCGCCGCCGTCGCCGAACTCGGACAGATCGCGATCCGGACCTTGGGAGCGTGCGTTAGCAAGATGCGCCGCCGAAATCTGGCTCTGGATCCCGTTTTCTTGAGCCATCTGCGCTTTGTAGAGCGCGCGAGTTTGCTCGGGAGTGTAGGTAAATTGCGGAGTCCGATCCCCGCCGCCCAAGGCTTCTGCGGCCGAAACCGGCTTGATGTCCTTTTTTGCGCGGATGTCGGATGTTGGCGTCCCGTCAAATTCCGAAGTGCTCGTGTCTGCCCTGATTGCGCTAGGCTTGTCGCCGAGGAACTGCCCCGCAATGCCAGCCCCGGCGGATACCGCCCCGAGCGCCATACCGGTTTCGCGGTTGCCCTGCGCCGTTGCTGCGTTGAAATTCTGCGCGCCGAGCCCGGCTCCTGCCTGCTTCGCGCCCTCGAATGCGTTATTTTGCGCCGTGTTGGCCCCGGCGACTTGGTTTCGCAAGCCCTCGTAATTCTGTGACTGCCCGAGCGCCGCGAGCGTAGTTGCGTCCGACTCGTGCCTCGACTGAATGCCGGCGTTAAGGTTGTTCTGGCCAACGTTGAACTGCATTTGCTGCTGACCCTGATTGAACTGGTTCGCCGCTCCGGCATCGTAGTTCGCCTGCCCGGCCTGCATCTGCGCAAATCCCTGGTCTTGCCCGCGTAGCCCGCTCGTCGCGCCGGCAATCTGCCCGGCCCCCTGCTGCGCCGCGCCGAGCGCCTGGAGCTGCTGCCCCCGAAACGACTGATCTTCCTGAGCCCGGAGCATCGCTGCCTGGTTCCCAGCGTTGCCCGAGATGCCCGCCGCATTCATCGCTGCCGCTCGGAGCGCCGCACCGCCGCCGCCAGGCTGCGAACGCGCCATGCCGTACTGCTGGCGCGCAGCCATGTCCACACCGGCCTGCAGCTGAGCCTGCGCCGCGCTTGGTCCTTGCGCTCGGTTCGCGAAATTGTTCAGCGAGTTGTTCGCCGTTTGCATGCCGCCGAGCGCTTGCAGCTGCTGCTGGCGAGCCTGAGAATCCGCGCCGTTCAGAAACCCCTGCCCGCCGCTCTGCACCTGACTGATTTTGTCAGGCATTGCCTGCGTCAGCGCCTCGCGCTGATAGGCGTCCGTCGCAAGCGCGCCAAGCTCAGCCTGCGATTTGTCGTAGCTGCGCGATTGGGTGCTCGCGTAAGAGTCGGAGCCGCCTAGACCATAGATGAAATTCTGATGGTCCGGCGTGTAGCTCGGCGCCTTGCTGTCATCGGCGCCGAAATAGCCAAGCGCACCGCCGATGAGACCGCCAGCCGCCGCGCCCCACGGTCCGAGGGCCGCGCCGGCTGCCGCGCCTGATGCCGCGCCTGTGAGTGCTGCTTTGCCTTTGTTCATTTGGCTACCCAACCAGTTGACGCGCCGTTATTGGCTTCCTTCACGTAGAAACTCGTCCCCGCTCCGCCGTCGGTCCGGCGGTAAGTGCTGCCGATGTCGGCAACAACCACACTAAGCGGCGTACCGGCTCCCGCCGAATCAAATACGGTGGCCGTGTAGCGCCGGATAACCACATATGACTCTTTCCATCGGTTTGCGACCAGCCCAAGCGATGCGTTATTGTCGGTGATTGGGTAGTAGTAGTTTGAGCCCCAGCGAAACGCATCAACGCTGTTCACGTACATGCGCCAGGAGTTGTCCGATGGCAAATACCACCAATTGGCTAGCGCCGCAGTCCCTGGCTTGCCCACGTTTAGGCCATAGTTTCCGGTACCATCGCCCGCAAGGCCGAGCTGAGCGCCGACACCCTCAAAAATAAACTGGGTTGCCGACGTCAGCGCGGATCCGGTGTTGTCCTTGCGAAAATGAAACTTGACGCCCGGCGATACGCCGCCCCAGCCGTGTCGCAGATTCGTCTGGTCGTAGATGTATTCACCGGCTCCAGCGAGGTCCACAGACCAATAGTTCACCCAGTTACCATTGGAATTTCCGGTGACAGTATTCCCGGATTCGTCCTGCACCGTGCAAAGGATTTGCGACCATACGCCAAAGTTGGTGTTCCCGGTAACCGTGCAACCATTGATGCGAGCCCGCGACTGATGCAGCAACCGCACGCCGTTAAGATTACCGGTCGCGACGCAGCCGATGATGTCACCGCTGCTGCTATCCCGCACATTGAAGCCGGCCGTGGTGCACGCAGTGACCGTGGTTGGCCGGCTAGAGTAGCCGAAGTTAAACGCCGTTTGGCTGTACGCTTGCACGCCATAAGCGCAAGCGTTGATGATGCCACCGGACACATACAAGACGCCCGCCGTGCAAGAAATCCCAACAAAGGTGCAGTTGTTGACGTGGACATTGTCGGCCCACATGTCGCAACGATTCAGCGCAACCAACCCCGATTGACTGGTGTTGGTCCAGTTTTGGAATTTCAGATCCTTGATCCAGACAAACATCCCGGATTGGAAACTCGCACCATCGTTGCCGATTGATGCGCCGGTCCCGTCGAGTATTGCCGTTGGAACACCGTAAGAAACCGCCGGGCCTAACCACTGGATCCGCTGCCTGGAGCTAAGACCAGAGATAGATACTGGCTTGTTTGTGATGGTCCCGGCCGACTGCTGGAGCTTCCAGATTCCGCTGAGCATCGGCCCGTAGTTCTTGAGAGCCGTCCACGCCACCTGTGGATCTGAAATGGGCTGCGACGCCGTCAGCCCATCGTTGGCCGTTGTGCCAGTGCCGGAAATGTAGATGGTGTTTGTCTGCGAATCGCTTGGCTCTAGGTAAAACGCGCTCGCCCCGCGAAGGATAGCTCCAGGGCCACGGTGCCGCACCGTGTGGAGCAGCGGGATGCTCGCGGTCGTCAAGTAATTGCCGCTCGGCCAAATGAGCGTGTAGCCACCCGCCGCGGCAGCGGCGACCGCCGTCGTGATACCCGTCGTGCAATCCGTCACGCCGTCGCCGACGATGTCGGTGTATTGCGTGACCGAAACGTAGCCCTGAAAGGCATCCTTGCGCGCACGGTTCGTCGACACACCCGGGACAGCGAACGGAACAGCATCCGAAGCGCTCGGGTTACCGGCGGCCAGCTCTGAAATCTTCTTGCTCATGGAGTCTCCGTCACAATCTGCTCGCCGTCCTCGGTCGTGATGACGTCGGCGCCGTCCTCAGTGATTAGCGCGTTGCTCAACACGTTGACCCGGTCGGATTCACCGAGCAGCTTCCAGCCCTGGTTTGAGGACTGCTTCTCGACGTACAGCCCGAACAGTGCCACGCCCTCGGTTGCGCTGTTCTCGTGGAACGAGATGCGTAGCGATGTGATGTCGCGCAGCTCCTCATCACCTAGCGGCGCCTCGATGTAGATGGTCTCACCGCTCGCCGGGCTCACCGCGTCGTAAACCCGTTCGGCCCAATGCGATTCTCCGAGGTCGCTCGTCTTGCGCACCTCGAACCCGCACGCAGTGCGCAGCTCGCCGATGAATCCGACGCGGTTGACCGGCCCGTGCGCGAACGCGCCCCACGGCCGCAGGTCGCCCGTTACGCCGCGCATGTCGATGGCCAAGCCGCCATCGCTGTGCGTCGTGTTGCGCACGCGAAAAGGGTGCCACTTGGACGCGCCACTAGTTCCGACCGTCGTCGTGGCCGGCGCGAGCACCGAGTCACCGAGCCACGTGCTTTGAAAAGTCGCCGGGAAATCAGCCGTGTAGGTGTCGACGTAGAAAGCCTTGTATGCAACGTCGTAAGTAATGACCACGCCGCTGGCCGCAGCTTCGTCGGCAACCGCCGTCCACTGCACCACCTGTTCGGAGTTGTCCGCGCCGCCCTGGCTGCCCTGGTCTGCTCGAGCGCTCGTAATGATCGGGTAGGTGCTCAGCGTATCGAGCACCTGATCCATCGGCACCGGCTCCGAGAAGCCGCGGGGAAGCAAATAAAGGCCGCGCGGTGACTGAAAAAACACACCAATGTCTGACGCGACAACGCTCCGCCAGTCGACGCAACCGATGTTGAACGGCAGGCGTTGCGGCGGATCGAAAGCGCCGGTTCCGGAACCGTCCGGGCCGTTGCCGCCGATGATGTAGATGCCGTTCTGCGTGAAGGCCACGAGCGAATCGCACCAAGCCAGACCGGTGCACGAGTCGGCAAGCGTTACGCGGAAGGCGTCATCATCGGCGAACTCGGGCGAGATGCGCGGCACGAACGGCTTGGACGCCTGGAGAATATTGGGGCGGAATCCGCCGCCGACCCAGAGGCGTCCGCCGCCAACCGCCGCGAACTGGCAGGCCGGGAACTGTGATGCGTCCAGATCTTGGCCAATTTGCGTGTAGAGCGCGCCGTTTTGAATCAGGTCGGCGTCTGAGCATACGTCAACAAACGAGAAGTCCGGGAAAAGCCCCACGCTCTCAGTGGCTTCGACCGTTGCGCATTGGTAATAAACGCTGCCATTCGCGGCCGTCCTGAACACCTTGCAGCGCACCTGCGACTTGCCGCTGATGTTCATACAGCTGAAATAAAAGGTGAGCTTCGTGCTCAGCGCCATCGCCGCGGCCGAGATGGAAACCGGCAGGGATGTCGGGCCGCGCTCGACCTGCCCCAGCGCGTCAATCGACTCGAAGTAGGCAATGTAGGAGTATGCCGAATTTGCTGTCAGCGCCCCGCCGGCCGCAGCGATCAGAGCATTGGTCGCATAGGGGGCCTGAACGAATCCCGCCTCGCTTGCTCCGTTATTGTCAACCCACATTGACTGTGCGCCTGGAATGAAATGCTTCCCGGCGCAAGGTACCACGTGGGAAGGCGCATAACGGATCCCTTGTGAGCGGTGCCACACGGATGCGAGCAGGAAGTTCTGCAGCAGGTTCGTTGCACCGCCGTAAACCACCGACTCGCGCGTGAAATTAATCAGCGCGCTGTACCCGAGACCCGTTAGCACCGGGACCGGCACGGTCGGCCCGCTCTTGCCCACGGCTACTGGACTATCGATGTCGCGATCGTCAATCGTGGCTTGGAGCGGGAAGGGGCAATTGTTCGCGAGACCTACGCCGCCTGTATATTCCGCGAGGGTCGGCACGCGGAGCAGAGACGCAACGCCCAGCTGCGTCCCGGCCAAATACTTCGCCCAAATGTACACGTTGGCGCCGACCGTGAACGGTTGCGAGAGAGCCTCCGCATTCATCTGCGTTGGCCCGCTGCTGTCCTTCACGCCTGCGCTGTCCACGTCAGAAAACAGCAGTGCGGGATATTTTGCGACCCCTTTGCCCGCCGTCACTTTCACGATTCCGCAAACCGTTGCGCTGGTGCGCGTCGCAAACATCACGGGCCCCACCGCCGTCGCAAATGCGGCAGTCCAATCAAAACCCGTGCCCTGGAGCACTAATGAAGCATTGTAGGCCGACGACCAAAGGCCGGTTGCCGTGTAGCCGACCCAGGTTAGGCCGGCACTATTGCCGAAAACGCTTAGAAGCGTGGGGGCGACCGCCGTTCCCGTGGTCACGCTTGCCGATGCCACCATGGTCGACGGATTCAGCCGCGCAACCGTGTACTGCGCCGCCGCGGTCGCGTAGATGACTAGGATGTCAGTCGTGTTGCTCGGACAGTAGTTCACCGCGGATTGCAAGCACGCGAGATACTGCTCAGCGCCAAACCCTCCGGTTAGCGTCGTGAGAAGCCGCACACTGATCCCGTCCTTCACGCCGGCCGTAAATCGATCGCTGACTAGCACCACGCCGCCGTTGCCAAGGCTCAGCAATACCGGATGCTGCTGGACCGTGACCGACGGACCAAAAAGGTTCTGATATTCGCGCTCGAAAACCTGCTCCCCGGTGCTCGGGTCCGTCGCAACCACGCGGATAACCCAGGGCGCGCTAGCCGCCGCGGCTGCCGACACGTAGGCGCTGCATGTCCAGACGTAACCCTGCGCGACGGTTATCCCGCCAATGCTAGGCAGCGCCGTGCCGCTGACTCCGCCCAAAGCCAAATCCGATTGAACCTGTAAAGGCTCCGAAGTCGACCCGGGTACAAACTCGGGAAACTTGCCGAGCAGCCGACTGCCGCCGAGCGGCGAGCCACTGATGAATTGTGGCGCCAGCGCCCACCCATTCGCCACGGTGTCGAACTGGTAAAACCGATCGTCGACAACGCAGAAATCATGGCCCAGGCAGCTCAGCCGCCCATTGCCGTTACCGAGCGGCGCACCGGAAACATCCAGGCTACTGACCGACGTGTACCCGTTCCGTTTGCCGATCCGCTTGTTCTTCCGAAATCGCGCATTCTGCAAATAGCTGAACTGCCCCGGGTCGAGCAACGCGCGCTCGGTGCCTTCGTTCTGCCCGGTCGTGATCGGCAGCTCGATTATTTCAGCGTTGAGGGCCACTCAGACCCTCCAATAGTTGGCGCCGTCGCAAAAAATGATCATGGCATAATTTGGCACCGTGATCGCCACCGAGCCAACGCCGTCAATCGTGCAGCCCTGCGCCTCCGCTGTGACGCTGCTCGCGGACCCGCCGATGTCGAGCACCACGACAAGCTTGCCGCTGTCGTTCGCGGTCGGCTTGCTCAAAATAAACCGGATGCCCGTCGTTCGCGTGTCCACCACGTGATACTGACCAGGCCCAACGGTGGCGCCGCTCTTAACGGTCGACTCCGCCGCCCGGGTCAGCCGCGGAGCCGCCGCCAGCGCGATTGCTGCGCCCATATCTGACACGTTCTGCTCGAGCGCCACCAGCTGCCGCTGCTGGTTCGCCGCGCCGATAGCGTCCGCGGTGCCGTCAACTGTGACCGGTAGCACAAACTTGCGGATCCGCTTGAGCAGGTCGACGCCCATCAGATCCACCGCCGATCGCCGAGCCACTCGCGCCGGCTCTTAAACTCGGGGCTCGCCTGCCCGATGGTCTCGGCGATGTTCGCGTTCCTCTGCCCGGCAAGCGCGCTCAGCCGCGCCGCGCATTCGTTGT